CATTTCGTTTCTATAGTACATTCTTTACAGACTGGGTCCATCTTTTCATTGTCAATGAAACTTACCTCTGTAGGACGAATTTTAGTGGCATAAGTGTCACCCATGACATCAATATCGTTGGAAAACCAATCGATACTTACATGAGTCATGTCTCCATCCTTAACTTTATTCATTACTTCTTGACCTCGGCCATATTTGTTAGATACTGTTGCCAGCATCTTTACAGCGGTCTTTCCATTATCCATCTTAAACAGTTCGGGATTAGCAGCCATGCCGATTAAGTCCTCTTCTGTTCTTTGATGGTCAATATAAATTGGTAGTTCAGTAAATTGATGTAAGTTATCTTTTAACTGACCTTCCTCAATATAAACTTTATGTTCTTCTCCGTCTACCTCATACTCATGAGGTCCGGATGTAATAGCGATAACTGGGAATGATACAGAATCTATTCCCTCTTCGCTGGTAAATGTCATATCGTCATTATCAGATACTGATAAACCGAATGACCTGCGAACTGGTTCAGTGTTTGTTTCTTCTGCAAATTCCCGCTCTACGCCATTCTCTTGCGCCCACATGCTACACATGCCAGCTGCAATCTCTTCAGGGTTATCAAAACCCCTCTTCTTCAGGTTAGCTTTTGTTTTTAACATACATTTTTCAAATGTCATTTTCTATCTCCTGTTGCGTTTGCGGAGGGCTTGTTGCCCCTGTTTTGTGCTCTGGCGGATTCTTCTCTCTTATCTTGGTTCTTTCCTCCAGAAATGTTAGCATTCTTATCACTCTGTTCTTGTTTAATTGGAGAAGCCTTTATATCTTCAGAAGTTTCCATATCTAATTCTGCAACTCCTTCAGGGTCTAAACCTCTTTCTTCTCTAACTTCACCGGGTGATAATACTCCTTCTGATAAATAAATCATATCAGTCTTAGCTTTGGTGAATGCATCTTCAACATTAATTTGCCTAAACTTAAATTTAGCATCGCCCTTTTCTAATTGAGGCATAAGCTGGGCATTAAGTGCGCCCTCTACCATTGTTTGTAAGTATCTTACATATGGTTCGAATATTGGACGTGCCTTTTCTGGGTCTGTCCACATTGTTCTAGGTGTTTTAAGCGCGACGTGTATTTTATCTAATATGTCGTCAGTATATTTACCGTACTCAAATGCGCGTTGTGTACCTTGTAGTTCTTTTATTGTTATGTCGTTTCCGTGAATTATATCTTCGCCGGGTGCTAGAGTGTTAAAAGCATCTACTATTTCATTAATCTTATCAGGACCATAAGGCATATCTGGTAAACCAGCACTAACATCAAATCTACTTGATGCGTATTTATTTAATGCTGCCCCTATATCTCTTTCTGCATAATCCTTTAAGTCAACTAAATATAAAATTGGGTGTATATCAGATAAACCGTAAGCATAATCATCAAATTGATTATTCTTTAATTCTATTATCTCAGATTCTTCGAACCTAATGTTCTCTTCGTCATCTCCTACTTTCTGATAATAATATTCTACCTGACCGTGTTCATTCCTTTTTACATACATGTTTTGACTAGACCTTAAGATTAAATTATCTCCAGTATACTCAAGGTAACCTGTACCAAAAATTCTTGCATTTCTTAACCAACCATATAATATATGTTCTATATTTATATCGCGGAACATTTCTTCTAACTCTTCCCTCACGCCTTCATCTGTTGTAACTATATCAAAATTATCTTTGACAGCATACAAACAAGGTAAATCAATTAAACTACGAACTATAGGGTCTGATAGATATACATTCATGTATGTTCTATTCTTTCCGATATGAGGCTCAAAGTCTTTCTGAGCAGTCATACCTCCAAAACCTCTATTTATTTTAAGTCTCTTAATTACACCCTCACCGTAACTGCGGGGGTCGTCTTTTTTGTACGAAGGATTACTTCCTATAGAAGCAAAACTACGTCTAACTCTATCTATAAACGACATGGCTATTTAATATTAACTGCGATGAGTATATAAAGCTTTTCTTACAAACCACGTAAAGGTTGCTTATTTAATGTAACTTTGCGTTGTCTTGTTGTAAATAGTGTCCTAGAAGAGTGCTGTCCTGCTCTACCTCTATTAGTTTTATTAATTGGAGTAGAAACTATACTTTGACCAAAGTTACCCGACATAGGTAACATACTCAATGTAGCATGTAAAGCCATAGCAGAACTATCACAATAATCATCATGTCTACCTGATGGTGCTGATATTTTTTCTGTCTTGTTTGCTGCATCCATTGTATATTCTAAATCAATATGTTCTTTTGTCCACTTATGCATTAACTTAGCTTCGTTACCTTCTAACCCTGAAGGGTCTGGTACTTTGACTCGACCTTGTTGTACATAAGATTGGAAGTCTCTGTACATTTGTGTCTTAGTTCCTTTAGGACCTCCAGTAAATACGAAAGGTACAAAGTGTACATTTGCATCTAAGCACGCCATCCGTAAATCATGTTCAACCGCACCACCAATACCAGTACAGTCAACAATGAGCCGATTAGCACCAAGCTGCTTGGTAACGTCCATGATACGTTTACGTTGGTATGGAATATCGTGTCCACCAGTTCTGGCATTGATTTCTTCAATGTATATAAGTCTTGCAATATTGTCTTCATCAGACTTTTCAAGGGACCATGCAGAAATGACAGTAGAATTAACAGATTTGCCGATGTCAACACCAACAGTAATATTGCCTCCTCTTCTGTCTCCATGTCCATCAAGTCTATTAAGTAAGTAATTATCATAACACGCCTTAATTTTTTCTGGAGTAAATATATTCGATACCGACTCTACAAACTCACATTCGTATTCTGTCCTCCAGTAGATAGAATCTTCTCCCCATTCAGTCATCTTATCTAACATTTCTTCATCAGTATAGGGAGCTGAGTAAGCCTCCCCTTTCTTTACGGCGTCTCTCCATGTGTAATGCAATCTTTTAAATGTATCTGCATAGCCATCATCGTATAAGTATCTATACATATGATTATCTTTAGATTTAGGTGTTCCAAGATTTATAAAAGGTGCTTTGTTCGCTACAATAGCAGGCTCTACATTATCAATAAATAATTTATCGTCGATGAGTGGAGACTCATCAACAACTAGGAATGTAGGGTGTTGTCCTCTAATCGCTTGTCCCTGATTACTAGGCGCCAACGGAGCCCTACGCATTATTGTGCCCCCCTTAAGTGTTATATTGGGCTTGTTATGAAATCGATAATTTCCAACTAAGCCATTTAAAAAAGTGTTATCAGCAAAATGTCTATAAACATAATTAAAGATTAATGCTGCTTGGTCTTCAGTAGGAGCAAGTATAAATATCAAATCTCTAAATCTATTAAAGAACATATATATAGTCACCGCTACAGACAATGCGAATGATTTCCCACTGCCTCGTGGAGCTAAGATGGCTAGTTTAGTTTGTTTACCATCTTCTCTTTCCATCAAACATTCTAATACAATATCTTCTTGTAATGGTCTGAGTAATAGAGGTCTTTGTTTACCATCTATTAAATATGTAGAACAGAAAGCGCGTATTAATTTACGCATCTTACCTTCATCTAATCTACAATTTTTAAATATCTCTTCTAAACCTCTAGAGTCTATACCGCCTTTACCGGTCAGCAGTCCCTTTAGGTTTGGTTTTTTTGTCGTCATCGGATAATTCTCCTAAGAATGAAGCAAAAGCTTCGGTATTTTTTTCTACAGTAGTTGGTACTTCAATATTCAACGCTCTGAATTCAGTATGTATGTCTTTAACGATTGTATTTCTTTGGCGCAAGAGCTCTGTTCTAGCGTTAACATCCCGAATACATACAAGAATTTCTTCCCAC